GCCGACAATTCGACCGACAACCATACGCAACCGCACCCCTGGCCCAGATCACTACCCCCACTGACAACTGACAACTGACACCTGACACCGCCCCGGCTGGCCGCCTGCTGGTCGTTGGCTGGTCGTTTACTTGCACAGACTCGCACAGACTCGCACAGACTCGCACGGACTCTGCTGGCGCTGGCACGCGGAACAATTACACGGGGCCGCACTGTTGCGTTGGTGTTGCGTTGCAACAGTCGCGATGACTGATTGTCCAATCAGGGGTGCATGGTCTAAGTGGTGATGAGAGCAGAACATAGCGGACTGATTGCAATCAGCCGTGACCAATCAGTCGTTGCGTTGCGTGTTGCGTTGCGTTATGGCACGGCCTGGGGCACTTCCTCCATAGAATCCGACTGGCCCTGACGATGCTACGTCAAACGTAGCATCCGCCACATCAAACGTCGCGTTGCGTTGCCCAGGCAATCCTCAGAAGATCCTCAAATAATCCTCAGCAGATCCTGCATACAGTGCAGCCGTATTGCAGGCGTTCATGAATATGCCAAATCCCGTCTTGGAATCGGCTCTCGCAAGCCGTGAGACACGATTAGCCCCTGCCCCTCCGTTCATGAATATTCATGAATATTCATGAATGGCTGGCGGATCACCAATAAATCACCAATAAATCACACTTTGCGCACCACTTCGCGCACGCCATATTTGGTAGCGGCAACTTGTTGCGAAACAGTTGCAAGACTCGCAAGCCGGGAGCAAACCAACTCACGTTGGTACTCACGTTGGTACTCACGTTGGTACTCACCGCGTGACCCCGTAAACACATATGGGTGATTTGGCACACAGATTGAACCCCATAAACGCACGCCCTATTTGCTAGCGGCAACTTGTTGCGAAACAGTTGCAAGCCTCGCAACAAATCCGCAACAAATCCGCAACCTGGCTTAGAGGTTGACCGCTCCTTGGCCGATGGGGTATATTGGGGGCGCAGACAATGTGATACCCCCTGCGGCTCCGCCGCAGTTGAAGTAGGTTCAAGCCGGTCTTTCCCGCCAAGGAGTACCGGCTTTTTTCTTTTGCTGCGATTGCCACAATAAAACCCCCGCGCCGAATCAGCATGTGTAGCCGCTTCGGGCGGGGGCTGAGATCGGCCCGAAGGCCAATTCATAACTCCTGACCGCAGACCATCACCACGGCCAGGAGGGAGGGGAGGGCATATCAGTCGACACCGTTCAATCCGTAATTTTTCTTCATCAGTTGGCCCACCTGCGATTCCAAATACGTGAGCCGACTGTCCTGGCGAATATCGCTAGGCAACGGCTGGCCTGATAGCCAAGAGCCAGAAGGCCACTCAAGGACAAATTTCGAGTTATGCGCAACGTCCTTCCGCATCATCTCCACCTGGAAAGCGTTATGCCGTACAGCGGATTGCAGGCCAGATGCCCACCATACAATCCCGCCAGCCTGAAGCAGCAACGCGATCCCAAAGGCGAGGAACTTGCTATCCATTGCGGGTTCACTTTTTTGCGATATGCTCGACCGACATCTCCAGCTTAGTCACTCGCGTTTCGAGCCGGTCGTGATCTTTAGCAAGCACGTTCAGCACGCGGTCCAGCCGGTCGATTGTTTTAGCCAGGTTGTTGATTTCGTTCTTTAGCGTTGCAGTCGTTGCCTTGATGGCGGCAACTGCCCAGACCGCGGCAACAACTACGGCCACCGTTGAAACTATCATCTGAATGACCTGGACGTCCTGCATCAGATCGCCCCCGTGGCAATGTGCCTGCTGCCTCGCCGCTTGATCGGATGCAGTCGCGACCGTGATAGCCCCGCCCATGCTGCATACTGCGCGGCAACTTCGGCAGCGGTCAGCGTGCGGTTCCACATTGCGACCGGGCCGATATCGCCCTGGAAGAATTCAGTGGCGTTGCCCGAATCGTCCTCGCGGCACCCGATGTGAACGTCCTTAGCGTTGCTTTCATCTCCCTGCGAGATTGCGCCCGCCGTATCCGCAACGCCATCAATGTACCACACTGCCCCCGTAGGCCCGCCCGCTGTAGTCACGGTATTGTTGTCCGTCATATCGAGCGATCCATGCGAATCGATTAGATTGCCCGATGCCTCCGTACCGTCCCACGCTGCGTAAATCCCCAGACTAGTTTTCTCCGCAGCAGTGAGGTCAGAATAGAACTTTCCCTTGCCGTCATTATTCAACAGGGTGATATCGTCCGAATCTAAAACCTTTGTATGCCACAACAGCCTCCCCATTCGCCCGTCTATTTCCTCAATGCTGGAGTGCATCGCACCGAACGAAAGATCCTTGGCGGGATCGAGCGAAGCAGAGTGCCCACTTATATCTTCCGTGCATTTCGATGTCCCGTTAACTAGCAGGTCCATGTTCCCGTCGCGGTCGAAATTGAGAACCCAATGATACCACTGCCCCGCAGCGAACACATCGTTGCAGGTTGTTGACAACCTGTTGCCTTGGACTGAGTCGTTGAAATACATTGTCACTTGGCCGGAACTTCTCGCGAATAAATTGAACCCGTTATCGCCATTCGACCCTGCGCCGCATGAAACTAGCATCGAGTTCCTGGCAAGTGTGTCGAAATAGACCCATCCACTAACGGCGAAGTCGTTGGTCCCCGGATTGATCGCGGTGCAATTGAACCATTCCTGGTTCGCATACGTGAATCGCCTTGCTGGACCGCCAGCGTTCGTCAGGTGCATCATGTACCATTGATTTTCGCTGATCGCGGTGCTAGATAGCGTCTGCGTAGTTGCGCTGCCGGTCGCCTGCACTTTGTTGTTCGAGTGCAGGAATTGCATCTGGAAGTTCTTTGGCACCGATGCCGCAGACTTTGCGAGGATCTGCTGCGTGCCTGACCCGGCGGAACTCGCGCGGAATATCGCCATCATGGAGTAATTGTGCGGCCCGCACTCCAGATTGGCGTGGTCCGCCACCGTCCACTCCTGAGTTGAACCGTTAAAACTGTAATAGGCCAGCCCATCGCTCGGCGCTTGCGGCCCTTGCGTTCTGCTTGGCAATACTGGCACGGTTCCGAGCGCTGCGGTCACTGAATTATTGTCGGTCAGATCATAGCCATTGGTGTGCGAATCGATAGCGTTGCCAGATGCCTCGTCGAGATTCCAGTAGCTGATCAGGCTCGTCTTGAGCGTACTATCCAGAGCGGCGTAAGCCAAGCCCACGCCATCGTTATACAACTGCGTGAGTTCGGTCGAGGACAGAACTTTCTTCCAGAATCCAAGACGAGAAAGGCGTCCATTCAGAAACGTGGCGGCTCCGGTTCTACTCCCGACTCTAAAGTCTACCGTCTCCACTGAATTGCCGCCTGTATATGCAATGGCCTCAGTTGACCCTCCGTTAATGGTGATTCTTATACCAGTTCCGTTGTCATGTTCTACGACTACATGGTTCCAAGCGTCCTCGGTAAGCACCCCGCTCCCGGTTTTAGTCGTTTCGCTGCCAGCATCCATAGTTACAACCACGTTCCGGCTTGTGTTTAGATCAACGAAGTATTCGGATGTGGCGGTGCTTCCGGTGTACTTGCTGACCAGCCCCATTGTTGCGGTGCTTGTGTCAGGATACACCCACATCGAAAACGCGAAATCGGTGGCACCCGTCTGCAAATTGGAATTAGACGCTACGTTAAAATATTCCGAAGTGGCGGCAGTGAATTGTCTAGCTCCAAATGGTGGCACATCTTCTGTAGTCACTGTCCAATTGTTTGCCGTCAGATCGCGCGGCACGCCACCGCTAAAGCCGCCGGTAAACAATACCGGCGTGGACCGTAATACCTCGCCAATGAATTGCCCACTCATGATCGGCCCCCTTGCTTATATGAACTTGGCTACAGCGTTGAAGCTCGCCTGCGTATCTTTATCGCCCACCAGTTCATACTTGTTGCAACCTTTGCCATCTAAGTAGATCCAGGCTGGAGTGTTAGCCGATCCCTGATTCGCGGCGCTCATCACCTCATAACTGGCCGTGCCATCCACCTCGTCGATCGTGTCGGCCCAGTAGTCAGTATCCGCCGGGACCGACCCGCTCAGACCCACGTCGGTGCCCAGAGTGCAGCGGAACCCTATCAACTTCGCGGCGAACCACATGCCGCTGGGCGTCTTCCACCAGCCGACTACGGTGAGGTCAGCGTTTTCATTGGCGGCATTGGTGCCGAAAGGCCACAGCATGATGCCGTTCCCACGCGCACCCACCACGCCGCTGCCGCTGGGTTCGGTGGTAGTCTGTGCAGGGATAGCTTCGCTCGAGGTGGTTGCGTTAGTCGCGAAAAAGATAACCGGGCCTTCTTCGTTCGTGATGATTTCCATTTGGCTCGCCATGTCATACTCCTAGCTGATGGTTCTGATTCCATCTGCATTAAGGTTGGTGATCGTCAATATGTTCTTGTCGAAGGTAATCGTAGCGCCATCAGCGTTAAAGTTAGTAACGACCTTCGCTGCCGAATCCCTGGTGAAATCTATGGTCCCATCACTTGCGTTAAGTGAAGTTATGACCCCGTTCGACTTGGGATAAGCTGCGCCTCCTCGAAGGTTCAAAGTGGTAATTGCCCCGCTGCCGGTGGTAGTCAATACGCCTGCCAGCATGTTAATTGTTCCAGCCGCCACTTGTAATTCCACTTCGCCTCCAGAGATGTTCAAGTTGGTAACAGTCGTTCCAGGCGCGATTAATACCTTCGAGTCGCTGGACTGGTTGTTAACGAATCCCACATTAATCGTAGTGAAGCTGGAAGTATTGGTGCCGCCTCCATGTTCGTTCACATGCACAGCACCCTTATGCACGGTCAGGCTGGTGACCGCAGTGCCGCCGGTTCCACCCTTGAGGTATAGCCCGTAATCGCCACCGGCGAATGCTTTTGTGTTGAAGATTTGCGGTGCAATTGCATTGCCTGCGATGTCTATATATGACGGCCCGCCCGTTGAGTAATAGAGGAAAGAATCATCAACGTCTATCTCAAGGTACTCATTCACGGTGCCGATTGCCCCGGTATAACTCTCCAGCACTGTGAAGGTATCTAGTTCAACTGCCGACTGATCCAGGCCAGAGGTGATGCTCACCGCTCCCTGGATGACCACATCATCGTTGTTTACTGGAACCGCACCCGGCGACCAGTTGCCCGATGTGCTATACGCTCCGCTCGAGGCACCCGTCCAATATCTAACAGTCATCACCTGACTCCTTATACTCACCGCATTCTAGGCAACTGGTAATAGCCGCATCAACCTTCTTAACCACGGTGCAGCGGTCATGCACCGAGCAGGAAAATACCGCGACCTGCACTCGACCGGCGCAACTCTTGCACGCCCGCCGAAATAGCTCCGGGCCGCGATGCACGCATGGAACCTTACGCCGATCCACCGGAGCATCCGCAGGCAACCCGTCCCACGGAGCGCCGTAGGGACATACGAAATCAACTGCATCGCCAGGGGTCCGAAACAATGCGAATACCTGCAACCGCATTTCAAGACCAAGCGGACCGGTATCCCGGCAGGTCTTGCAGTTCTTTCTACTTTGGCAGTGATGCGTTCCACAGAAGTCCTCCATCAGGGGCAGCACCTTCGTGCAGTGGCCGTGCCGTTTTGCGCTAGTTGTTGAATGCCGCCGCAATCATAATCAGGGCAACTCGTAAAATCATTGGTGAACTCAAGTATGCCTTCGCATGTGTTAGCATCCACGGTGATCGTATCGTCGAAGAACTCAATGGGACTACCGCCCACCTCGTAAGCCCGAAGCCTGAATTGCGTGGAACTTGTTTTTACAAGGCTTACGCCGATGCTGCGAGTGAAAGGCGAGCCGTCAACCTCCCCGCCAGAGCAAGTCCCATCAGTCGAGTTGTATTGGTGCAGCAAGGCGGTGCCTACGACTGATACCCATCCGCTATTCTGGGGGAGTTCATGGGTTCTATTCAATGTCGCACCCAGTCCAATATACTTCAAATCTTCCGCTGTAGGATCGCAACTGTTCAATGTGTCGCTGCATGCGCATTGAGTAACGCCCACAAAAGTGACTCGCCAGCAATCGGGTGTAAACGAAGACTCGCTGCAATTCGTATATGCATCGCCTTCGCACTCGCAGCAACATCTACCGTGATGGCTCATCAACAAGTCCCATCATGCGCATTAGGCTGGCTAAAGACCGGGCGCTTCAAGCCCATATCGTCGTACACCATGAACATTACTACCACCACATCGACCGCATGGGTATCGGTAGTGCCTTGCGATCCTATCGGTCGCCGCTTGAAATTAGCGGGGTAATCATCGCCGTCTGAATCTACGCCATCTCCGCCGATAGCATCAGCCGCAGTGTTATTTATCTCGCACAAGTTGAGGGCGTACCCTTCAGGATCATTACTGGTGCGGGGAGAAAGTTCATCGATGTCCGTATCTTTTGTGCTTGTCTTGCTACTTATCCGCACCTCTTCCCATGTATACGTCCACTTGGTGTTGGCCGTGACATCGGTGTGGCCTGTAACCTTAGCCAGGAAGATGTCATGCCTGCCAGCATTGGTATCAAGAAGCCCGGAGCTACTGCGGCTGATCAAACCATTTACGGAATTAACCGTCTGGTTCATCTTGCGTGCGCCCAGCACTTCACCGGCATGATATAGCGGGATTGCCTGCACCATTACTTCAAGTCCAATTCGTTGAAATCTCGCACACCGGCAACTCGAACCATAAGCGTGCCGTTGCCTTCCGCGCCAGGATTATTATTAGGAGGCTCCTCCATGTATCGGCTGGTTGGTGTTGATCCAGTTGTGGGATCGGTATATACCACCATCTGGTGATGCCCTTCTTTCTTGAACATGAACTCATAAGTGATCGTGTAAGTTTTGCCCCCGTCATCAGTGGCACCGTTGATGCCCATACACATCCACTTCTCGACTCCGTTATGCTGCACGTTAGGAGGCCAAGGCTTGCTATTCAAAAACCCCGTGAATTTCATCGCCTTATCTAGGGGGTGATCGGGTTCCTTGCGCGTGAAGCTTACTATCCCGCGAGGTCTTGAAACGGAAATCTTACCGATGCCTGGGTGGGGCGTGTATGTACTCCCGTCTGGCTTGAACTTGATTGATATGATGTCGCCCTTGGTGCCGTCCTCTTTTACTCCGTGATTGCTTATTACCGTTTCAAGTTGTGCCCCAGTTTGAAGTACCGGAGAACCTCCCACGCCTCCCGGTCCAACGCCTTCAGTTGGCGTTCCACCGCCACCTGGCCTACCGTAATCAACTCGCACTGTAACTTTTTCGCCGGTGCCGTGGATCTCCGAAACGCCGCGACTGATGCAAAGAGCGTCAGGGATGAAATTGTGCGGCTGACCGATGGCGGCAGGTACATTGATAGTTGCGAGGTAACTGCTTTTATCTGGTGCAGCAATACCACTCACCAAGTAGAAGTCACTCGCAACCCACCCATCCACGGTTTCCGTAGCGGTAGTAGCCTCGACAATTTTCTTAACAGTAATAGCCATTAGAACGCTATCCCTGTGGGTGCCAGGTCTGAAGTGTTCCGGTTGATTTGTTTCAATTCATCTAGCTGTGACTTCTGAACTACGTCCTCCCCTGGCCGTCCCGCTATTTCAAATGCGCCTATTGCTGTGGAAAATGCCCCGCGGCTTATTTGTTCAATCGCTGCCGCCGGGTCGCTTATCATCTTGGACAAATCTTTTTGCTGTTTAGGATCAGCGAGAAGCGGCAAGTCCTTCAGCGTGGTAATGGCGCGGGATAGCGTATCTAACACATCTTTCATTTTCGTTATGTCCAACCCTTCTTCTATTGCCCGGACCTTGAACGCCTCTTGCTTTCTCATTATTGCTGCTATTTGCGCCTGCCTTCTATGTTCAGCCCGCTGCAATTGCGTCAAGTTTGGATCGGCAGTGAATGCCATCCCCGTAGCTACGGCACCGGCTGATGTAATATCCCGCCTCAATCTTTTTCTTGCCTCGCTCTTGCGCGCCGATTCTGCAAATTCCTTGTCGCTTAGACCTTGGTATTGGGCGCCGAACTGCGCCCTTACTATCGGCACAAGAATCCTTCTGCTGTAATCAGCCCCGGCTGTATATGCGGTGCCGATCACGGGGATCATCTTGATGAATGCTTCGCCAGCCCCTACCAGCGCCTGCATGCTGGTTGCGCCACCTTCAATTGCATCAGCATAAGCATTCACCCCGGCAGTAACTCCACGCAAGCCAAACTCCATAACCGCGAAAGCGCCAAGAGCCTTCTGCATCTGCGAGTTGAAGACATCTAGCTTGGACTCCTTCTCGATCACCTTGCCGGTCCGCTTGACCTTGCTCTCGGCTTCTTTCAAAACCTTAGACAACTTGGAGTGGTCGCCTTCAATGCTGACGTTTAATTTTCCAACTTCTTTTCTTGCCATCGCTTTTTCCTAGCCATTCTCTGCGCCAGCATGGTGTGACTGACTTCACCCTTTTCCATCTGCATAATGTACGGCATCTCGGCCAGCATCTTCGTCCATTGATAGAAGCTAAGGCTCCACGGGTTCACGCTATAGAACCACCGCAGCAGTGCGGCTATTTCTCCCCAGTCAGCGATAAAGGGTCAGGGGTCGCCTCCTCCTCTCCATCGTCCTCTTCCACGCCATAGAATCTTGCGATCAGTAACATGACCAAACTGATCTGGTCCCCGGTGGACATCCCGTTCATAGTCACCCCGGTCTTTTCTGCTGCGATCTTTATTGCCAAGGGGATACCTCTAGGTGACCGCGCAAACTTCAGAATGTCCGCAATGTCCAGCAACGCCTTCGCGTCATCTGCGATAGGGATTGCAGCGCCTAACCGTGCAGCATCTTGCATGGTGAGCGCGCCGTATTCCTGGCCTTGAAAGACCACCGGGGCATTCGCGTCATTCATCAAGTTACTCATGCTGTTTCATCCCATGTCTGAGTGATTGGCCCGACAGACTCAAACGTGGCCGTTATGGATAGCTTGCCCACGTTAGGCCGGTCCATAGCCATCGAAGTTACCAGCGCCGTGAATGCGTATGTGCATCCAGTTTGAGCGGTTAAGGTCAAGCTGATCTTGAACGCTGTATCCAGATCCCCTACAGCCATCGCACTGCCATCTGCCGCAGCATCTGGAAGTGGGGCCATGTTGCTTGCATCAAACTCACCCGTGCCGGTGATTGTGCCATCCATCGAAACTCCACCGGCTGATGATCGGCTTAAGAAGCCGCCGTCTGCGAACCCGGTATCGTCAACGGACGGGTTGCTGTAAGTCGCACTCCACCCATCGACTTTAACGTGGAGCGCGTTCGGAAGCGTTGCGCCGCCACCTATCCCGTGAATCGTCTGCTGTGCCATGATAGAATCCTTTCAGTGGCGGCCTCATGTCCTTACGAGGCCAGAACCTGCCAGTCACTACTTATCCTGTATGCATCCTCTTCAATAGTTAATGTTCCGCGATCCATCATCCGAACGTGAATCTTTGCGTATGTCGCGCTAGGTGTGAGCGCCTTGTTAGCCAGGGCAGTTGTTAACTTGTCCGCATGGCCCTGGATTACTGCCGCGCCTAGCCGAACGTCTTCGTAGATGTCGAACTGAATTGATAGCTCGCTGTCGTCGTCGTTGCTGAAGTAATGCTCCTGCACATCACTGATCACGCTGTAAACGCAAAGCGGAAGTGCAGCATCATCCGAACCACGCCCCAGATATATACGGCCACTTACCGCGGCGTAGAATGTCCCTGCCGATTGATCGGCAGTGAGTTGCGTATAGATCGCATCGGTGACTACTTTCTGGCTCATTACCTCAACGTCCTAACGAACTTAGCGATACTGTCCTGGTATATCGTCACCATCTTGCGCTTGGACCGATTAAACGCCGGGCGCATGAATGGGCGAGGCGGCAGGGTCACGGTCTTCGCGCTTCGCCATACATCCTTAGATACCTGGAAGGCCAACCGCGCTGCACTGCTTGCGCTGATACGCGCACCAAACTCTTGAACGGGCGCGTATATCAAATTGGTGCCTACTCGGATTGACGGCTTCGGGCCTTTGTTCTTCGAGCGATCAATCTGTATGGACCGGCGAAGCGTCCCAGTTCGCACGCCTGGCGGCTTGCCGGGAGGACTTGACGGGCCATACTTCCCCCTGCCATGCTTGGACAATATGAGCTTCACTTGCGACTGGAAGTGCCGGGCCACCCGCGACAACGCAGCACGCTGCGCTCTGTCGAGCTTGCGGGTGAAGTCATCGCCATACCATTCAACCTTCACGGCCATCAGTCTGACTCCTCGCACATCACTGCCATGATCACCCCGGCTTGCTGCGGGTTTCGTATCTCATTGATTTGCAGCGTGCGCGTCACATCGCTGCCGGTGGTCGAGTCAACGAAGGACACTTGATCCTCCTCCACAATGTCCTGGCCGGTTGCTACAAATATCTTCCACATCCTGCGATTAGATTCCCTGCCGTAGCGCAGAGCTTCCGAAGCGCTTACCTGTTGAATGCGTGCAGGGACACTGGACAGGCTGGCATTGAAGGTCTGTATGGGACTGCCGCCGCTAT